ACACTCTATAAAGATGGTGCGGAGTGGACTGTTAAATCTAAAGCCGAAGAACAAGAGGCTATTAACGATGAATGGTCTGTAATTAAACCTGCAGAACAACCAGACTACGTTAAGCAGACACTGTACTTAAATGGTTCCGAAGTAGAGGCAACTACTCAAGAGCAGTTTAAAAAATATACAGAGGACGGTTACAGTCCAGTCAAGCCAGCTAACCACGGTCAGATGCTTACGGCTAAACAGGCCGCTCTACAGAGCTTCATGGAAGAAGAAGGTGTCTCCGATCTACAGGGCGAAGACTACCGCAACAAGCTAGCTGAATTTGAGCGTAAGTGGGAAGAGCAGAGTAAGGCAGTCAAGGATAAGCAGGAGAGCTACACATCCGCAAACTACACTGCAGACCTAATTAAGTTTGGTTCTATGCTGCTATCTGACGACGAAGCAGAGCGCAAAGAGGCTACTGAGTGGTTTAATACTACCAAGCCAATCATTGAAGGCTCTCTAAATACTGTAGCTGGCATGGACGATGCGGCTAAGGTAGAGGCACTAGTGGAGAGCGGTATTGACCGTCAACGTGCCTTGGGTATCGTCAATGGTACTATTAAGGTGACTAGTGATGGCTTCGGCAGACCAGTCATCGTCGATACAGCCACAAACCAACAGAGTGAAATCGGGGGTACTGAGACTGTTGAGGATGCAACTTCTAGGATTGTGGAGTCTACCCTTACTGAAGAAGAAAAAGCCAACTTAGAGGCTGCAAAACTTGAGATGGAAGAGGCATTAAAAGCCTCTGGTTTCTCAGGCAGTATTGAAGATTTAGAAAATATTCAGGCCGCATTTGGCCCTGAAGGTTTCTTTGGTAAAATAGGTAACAAATTTTCTGGTATCTTTAACCAGACAATGGCTCCTGATACTGCAGATGCGGCTACAACCTTAGATTCTCTGGTTAAGGTAACTAAGTTTAACATCATCTCTGCATTTCCCGGGCTACGAGACAGTGTACAGCTAAAAGCAGAGATTGAAGACCTGTTACCAAAATCTCAACAATTCTGGTACAGTAAACCAGACGCTCTACGGGATATGAAGGCCATTAAAGACCTGCTAGACCAATCTATAATTAACCAAAAGAATATCATAGACAGTGTTGGTAACAAAGGTAACATTAACACTGCCGCTGAGAGTAAAGCTAACGTAGCTATACGAGCCATTACTCCACTTTCTAAATTATATGATCAATTGATTAAGTCCATTGAGGGTAAGCAGGAAAGCGATAGTAAGGGTGTTACAGACAGCGTCTTTAAGTCTAATGCAGGTTCTTCTGATAGTACAAATACTTCCAGCCTACCCGTTGTAACTGGCACAGATGATCCAAAGTATGCCCAGATAAAGGCTGGCGAGAAGTATATCTACCAAGGCAAAACCTACATTAAAAAAGGTAAGTAATATGGCTGATGTAAATCCATTTGGCGATGAAGCGGTAGATGAAAATCCGTTTGGTGACGAGCCTGTAGAAGAGCAACAGACTTCTGGAGAGTTAGACCTAGCCAAAATCCAACAGCGGCGTAACTCTGGAGAGAGCGACGAAGCTATTTTCAATGACATCGTCAGTCAGGCTGGTACTGCCTTTAACATGGATGGTAAGCCATTCGACTTGGCCCCAGCTATTCAAGATGGTGTCCCGCCTACTGCCCTACTAGACTTCATTATGTCTGGTAATACTATTGATACTAGCATTGATAGCGGCGTTAAGGCTGGTGTTAAGGGTGTTGGTACTGCAGCTACAAACCTTCTTGGCCTACCCGTCGATTTAGTTAACATGGGGTTAACGTCTGGTGAGAGTTTATTCCGACAGGGAGTAAACAAGCTGGCTAGCATTAATGCTCCCGAAGGCGTGGACGATCCCAACTCCCCTAATTATGACCCAGAGTTTTATCTAAGCACAGACCCAAAAGACTTTGTAGTAGGAGGTAATCCCGCGCCTCTGGGCAGTAGTCAAAATATAAGAAATATAGGTAATGCGGTTCTTGGCGAGAATACCTACGTCACTAGGGAGAATGTGCCAGAAGAATACCGCGCACAGTTTGGCGTTAGTCGTGTAGTCACTGAAAACCTTGTTCCAGCCTTTGCTATTTTAAAGACTGCTAAGGCAGGTATTGGCCTTACTAATCCACTTATAAAAGAAGCTGCACAGAACCCTACTCGCTTTCGTAATATTGAAGGCGGTGCCACAGCGGGTGCGGCTGGACTGACTGCGTTTATTGAGAAGGCTGGTCTGGGAGATAACCCTTGGGCGCAAATGGGAGCAGAGTTCTTAGGTGCGTTAGTAGGCGGTAATGCTGCCTCTGCCACTTCTAGAGTTGGTGGAATTGCAGACGCTACCAGTAAGACCCTAGAAGACTTAGTCGCTGGCTTCAGCGATGGGGCCGCTCGTAAGGGTGCCGTCAATGACATACTACTAGCTGCACAGCAACAGCGTAAGATACTCCTAGATCAAGCTAAGGCGGCTACTGACGCGGGGGATACTACCCTAGCAGATCGTCTTACTGAGGCGGCTGATGCACACACTCCAGAGCGTATTATCCAAGACCTAGAGACCTCTCTTGCGCTGGGAGATGCCAGCCCAGTAGACGGAGTAAACCTACCCGCTGGTACTCTTACCGATAACCCTACACTAGTAGCTATACAGAACGGACTAATTAGTGGTAGCTCTGATAAAGGTATAAACTTTTCCGCTGCAGTAGCCGAAGAGGTTAATACAGCACTTTCCCAAATTTTGGCTACATCTGAGCGTCTTGCCAGAGCAGGTAACCAGTTCGCAGCCGATACTCTACGTGAACGCTACTTCCAAAACATATTAGACACACGTATCAAATTGGCACAAGACGAGGCAAATGCTAGGTTAACAAATCTATCACCTGATATGCGCCAGACTGAGGCTTCTAAAGTCGCCCAGCAAACTCTATTCGAGGCTAGAGCAAATATCATTGAAATGGAAGATTACTTGTATGGACGTATTGATGACGGCCTACAAGTAGATGCCTCTAATGTAGATCGAACAATCTCAGAGATGCGCAGGACGCGGCTTCTAGACGGCGAGACTATCGCTGGCGGTGGGCAACTAGACGCTGCAATTAATAATTTTGCCATGAAGGCCCGTGAGGGTACGTTATCAGTGGCAGAAGTTCGTAGATTTAGGTCTCGTATGCTGGAAGCTGCCAGAGAAGCGGCTGATAAGTCTGAGTTTACCAGAGCGGGTATCTTTGACGAGCTTGCCAATGCTTCCGTAGACTCACTAAATGCTATCCCCTACGAAATTGGTGGTGAAGCTGTAGAAACTGCACGTAAATTTAGCAGTCTAAAGCATGAACGCTTTACTCGCTACTTCAATATGGATGCCCTTAGTACCGTAGGTACAGGTGGCACTGCTATGCGTCCTGAACAAGTACTAGAAAACGCTCTAGCTGGTACTCCAATTAATCGCGCACAGAACTTATCTGAAATGCGTGGAGCTACAGAGTTTTCAGACACTATGGGGCCACGGGTCAATGACCTAAAGGAGCGGGAACTTCAGGCAGAGTTCGATAAGTTTGCTAGGGGTATTGGCGCGGAGCCTAATGACATTACCATGCCAGCGGAGCTTACTGCCCCAAGCACCACCCTACCCTCTACGAAGACTACGCCCGATCCTCAGAGAATGAGTCCAACTGATCGTCCTGCAGAGGGTGAACTAAGTCAGGCACAACAGGCGGCTGAACTGCTATTCCGATTTGCTAATAAGATGGAAGCTGATGGTAGAATGGATTTGGCAGAAGAGGCCAGACGCAGGGCGCAAGCATTCGACCAGTATCGTGGTCCACAGGGAGAAGAATACTTCGATCCCAAAGCTCCCTCACCAGAAGCTGAACCAGTAGACGACTTCCAGCTAAATGAGGGCGGTGATACTACGTCAGTAGCATTCCCTGATGACACTACTCCTGTAGAGCTTGCCCCTCGTATGTCTAATGCTCAGGAACAGTTCTTACGAGGTGCGGTCACTAGACTGCGTAATACAGACGGAACTATTGACACAGCTAAACTAGAGAACTTTATGTCTGCTACTGAGAATGCAGACGCGCTAGAGGGTTTCCCTAATTTTAGAGCGGAACTCACTAGCCTACTAGATGCGCAGAGAACTGCAGACGAAATATTTAAGCAGTTTAGCGCGATAGCAGAGACTGGTAAGTTACCAGAAGCTATAGGTAAGGTACTCAACTCCAACAAGCCCGTAGACGATTACGTTAAGTTAGCTAACGAGGCTATGGGTGATCAGAATGCGCTCAGAGACTTGCGCATGGCTACCATCGACACACTATTTGAGGGTGCTAGAGATGCTAATGATAACCCAGACTTCTTCAAGCTAACTACTGAGCTTACTCGACCACTGAGTGGACGGGCCGACGACCTCAGCATCTTAGAGATTATGGAGCAGCAAGGCGTAATTGGCTCTGAAGACATCAGCAACATTGGTCAGCTAATTCAAGAGGGCTTACGTATTCAACGTAGCACAATGACCCCTGCCCAGTTTAATGAAGTAGTCAAGCCAGCCAGTGACATAGTCAGTAACACAGCCCGTATCTTCGGTGCTAACTTCGGTGCTATGTTTGGTATGGGCGAAGGCTCACAGCTACAGGCGGCGGCTATCGGTTCGGCTGCATTCAAGAAACTCGTAGCTGGACTGCCAATGGGGAACAAACTGGAGCAGATGAAAATCCTTATGCTCCAACCAAGAGTACTGAAAGGTGCCATCCAAGATAATCCAGATATTAGACGCGGTGCCTTGGACAGTGTCAAAGAGTTTATGATCAAGTATGGTTCTGAGTTTAAAGGTCTCAGCAAGACGCAGAAAGCTGGTAAACTCGCCAAGGACGTAACTGTAGGAGCAGCTACGGCGACAGGCAGAGGAATTGTGAATAGAGCATCGGAAGCACCTATAGCAACGTCCTCTGCCTTGAGCGAAGCAACTCAACAGGATGAACGTCCTACGGTGACAGTGGATGATCAGATGATGGATTTGTTTCCTTAAATAAAGAAACCCCCACCATCTCTGGCAGGGGTCTCAACCAACGAACAAGGTGGACCAATCTCGACCTCATTCGCTAGTATTTTAACAAAAAATAAGCCCATAGGTCAAGCGATCTGTGGGCTATTTTATTGCTTATTCACATTTTCTCAGGCCAGTGGCTACGTCAAAATAACACGCCCCACCCTCTTCAATGAAGTTGTCTTCTTCAGTCTGTGGCTCTTCGGCAATATCCTCTGAAGCGGCTGCATTCAGGATACCATACCGCTTACCTGAAGCTCTGAAAGTTGTACATCCAGACGACCCACCTTCGTAGGCTTTCATGTAGACATCCTTGAACTCTTCCCAAGAGATGTTGTCTCCTACGTTGCAGGTCTTAGAACAGGCACTGTCTACATAGCGAGAGGCTACGTTAAGAACTTTAACGTGGTCAAACACTGATAGCTCGTCGGCTGTCTTGCCCTTCACGCCAAACACACGATAGCCATAATCTTCTACCCGCTCTACTTTAGGGCCGTCGAAGGTCTGGATAGTTCTATCGTAGTAATGTGAGAAGACTGGTTCAATCCCAGAGGATACGTTGTCGGCTGACAGGCTGATAGTTCCTGTCGGAGCAACAGAAAGAAGATGACTGTTACGAATACCGTGCTGGCTAATGAGATCACGAATATCGTGAGGCAGAGTAGTAGCAAACTCAGAGCCAAGATATGCCTGAGTAAATAGAGGAAACGGACCCTTCTCAATAGCCAATTCCACAGAAGTACGATACGCCACATTCCTAATAACCCCCATAATCTCTTCTAGGGTACGTAGGAAAGGCTCACTGCCGTACTCAAAGCCCAATGCCTCAATGGCATTAGCTACGCCAGTAACTCCCAGCCCCATACGGCGTTTGCTTTTAGCTTCCTGCTCTTGCTCTGGCAGCGGATATGTTGCACGGTCTACTACATTGTCCATTGCACGTACTACGTGAGGGATGTCGTTACGTAGCTGGTTCATATTGAACACATACTTGCCGTCATGCTCTACTATGTATTTAGCCAAATTAAATGAGCCTAGTAGACACGCACCGTTTGGCGGTAGAGGTTGCTCACCGCATGGGTTTGTAGCGGCAATCTTCTCACAGTAGTGTAGGTTGTTCTTGCGATTAATACGGTCAATGAACAGGATTCCCGGTTCTGCCCAGTCCCACGTACTACGTAGAATGTCATCCCACAATGCACGTGCAGAAACTGTCTTATAGACACGGCCTTCAAAGACTAGATCAAAGTCAGCATCCTCTTTGACTGCCTTCATAAACGCATCTGTCACGCCAACTGAGATGTTAAACTGCGTAAGCTCAGTGCTGTTGTTCTTTGCGCGAATAAACTGCTCAATATCTGGATGGTCTACACGTAGGACACCCATCTGTGCGCCTCTACGGTGTCCTGCAGAGCTAATTGTCTTACAAATTGCGTCGAAGATGCCCATAAAGCTCATTGGGCCACTGGAGCGGCTGTCTAGGCTGCGTATGAGTGCGCCACGTGGACGTAGAGTACTGAAGTCATAGCCAATACCGCCACCAAGCTGCATAGTCTTGGCTGCGTTACGTGCGGCTTGCATGATACCTTCCATACTGTCCTCGATAGTCATAGAAACGAAGCAGTTATATGGAGTTACGCGGCGGGGTGCGCCCATAGCAGACTGTACTCGACCCGCTGGCAGGAAACGCTGGTTATATAGAATATTTCGAAAGTTATTGAAATGAGATTCATTATCTTTCAGTGCTTCGGCTACACGTGTCATAGCCTCGCGGAAAGTTTCCCCCTCAGACCTGTACTTCTGGGCATGAATTTCCTCAGAAATTGATAGGGTTGGTCCGTATTCGTTTTTTATCATTGATTTGCTCCTCAAACTAAATCTTTTAAGTCAGGGGCTGCGTAGTGTGGCCCCTTTAGTACCTTTCCGTCTTCTCGATAGATTGGTTGCCCATCGCTACCCAACTTGCTCATATTGGATGCGTGGACACGACGAACTGCTTCGTCTAAATCCCAGCCAAATGTGGCTGCGAAACCGTATGTTACGTAGACAAGATCAGCTAATTCCTTCAGTAGGTTTTCAGGTGTATTTGCATCTGCTACTTCCTGAAATTCCTCATCTAGAAGATTGAAGCGCAGCATATCCTTGTCGCTACCCTTCTCCCAAGTATGGCCCGTAGATTGTCCGTAAATACGAGCAAACTGCTCCACCATATTCAGCGGTGTCTTGTTTAGGTAAGTATTTGAATCTCTTATTAATTCATTGTCGTGGTCATAATACTCAAATGCCACGATATCATCCTTTGAAATCATGTTGGTTTTCCTCGACCTTTTTTATTAATCGGTCCAAGTACCAACGCGCCTTCTTCAGATCTTCTAAGCCATTCTTATAGGGCCACCGCCAGAGGTACTTGAAACAGTTCTGCCAGCAATAGGCTTCGTGGCTAGGGATATCGCAGCCCTCTGCCATAGCTTCCATTGCGTCGATGCACTCGATATGGCTACCGTTGTAGTGTGGCGGCTTCTCCACCATATCTGGAGTTACATAGCTATCAGCATTCATTCTATTTCTTGAATGCATTAGTGTAGCTTCCTTGGAAATTTAACTACTTTAGCATCTGCAATAGCTTCCAGAAGTTCGTCGTCTGGCTCGAAGTCTATTTCCGAATTATTGTATTCTTCCAGTTTGCTCAGAATACCGCCTACAAAGCGTAGGTAATCCATGCCACCGTCTAGGACTAGGCAGAGGCCATTGTAGATGTCTACAAGTGTCTGAGCTTGTTCTGGGTCTAAGTCTTCACTAGTGTGCTGCGCAGAGGTAATGGAGAGCGTTTCAGCTTCTTCATCCAAGCTAATGACTAGCATTATGCTATTTTCTGGTAGGTCTTCTGTCACGTTTTGCTCCTGCTAATTTAAAAAAATGTTCTGCGTCCATGACAGCCAAGGGTTTCTGGCGATCACCTTTAATAATTGCCACTGGCTCCGCTCCCTTCGGACAGTTCTCAGCGGCCTGATCCATAACTTTGTAGATGGCGAAACTCTTAAAAGCCTTACACTCTACAGAGTATGGGAAGAGGCGTCTGGCGGCGGGACTTAACTGAATGTCCTCACCGCCAGCCCCCATCGAAGTGCTTCTGACATCGTCAGGGAGGAGCAGCCTTGGGAATAGAGCGAGAATGCGGTCTCTAACCCATTGCTGATGTCGTCGGCCCTTCGCCTTGGCACTGGATGTTTTTATAGCCATTTAGGGGGTTCTAAGAGGCTATATTCGCCCCACCCTGTGCCAAAGTCCTCTTTGTCGATTGCTTCCTTAATAATCTCCAAAGTCTTGTGCATTTGCTCCGTAGCCCTGACCAACAACTCAGGGCTGACTACGTGCATATGACTTACGTAGGGAGCAGACTTCTCCACCGCTATGAAGTGGAAGCGATCCACCTCGATACCGCCAAGATTACATACGTAAAGATAGAAGGCTGCTTGGATTGGATACGAATATTTCCAGCACTCTGAGGCGAAACCTTTTGGGCTTGCATCCTGTGTGGTCTTAATATCGTAGACAATTCCCTCAGAGGGTATGTACAGGTCAGGTCTCGTCTTGAGTATCAGACCTGTGTTTTCACACTCGGCAAAGATACTGACCTCGTTTACTCGATCCTTGTGTCTCAGGGCATCGTGGCAGACCTTATTCTTTAAAGTCTCTGTCGCCATACGATTAGCCACGTGGTACTCTACTTCCGTGAGTAGTACCTGATCTTGTTCTAGGTCTTCCTGTAATTCCTTAAAGCCCTTGGAGTTGCGGGTCTTTGGTCCCTTTACTACTAGGTCACGGTCTTCCTCTAGCAATAGAGCGTGGACCGCCGTACCCAAGTCGAATGCCGCAGATGTCTTCCGCTTCTCACCTTTCCAGTGAGCCACTGACTTTTTAAATACTGTCTTTACCGCCGAAGAGGATATACCACCTTGTTGGTGGTACACCTCATTAGACATATTCTCTACAACGCCCATTATGCTACGTCTGCGTCTAGAGCCTGTTCTACCTTGTCTACTATTGTTGCGGCCTCTCCGACCTCACGCTCAATATTCAATGCCTCTTTATAGGCTTGGTTGATACGAGCGTTCTCATCAGTCACCAACTTAGTGACGTAGGCAAGACTATCATACGTCATCTGGTCCATTGGCAGCGGGTTTGCAAACTGTGGGTTAAAGCGCATTACGTAGAACGTCTTACCATAAGAGTTCTTCTTCTTGTCCGTAGACAAAATACTCTCGAAGTCCCATAGGTTCATACCATTCGGTAAACGCTTCATAACATCGTGATAAAACGGTCCATAATTTTTACGTTTAGTCTCCAGCTTAAATGGCTGGTTTTCAATGGTTACCTCTTGGCCCTGTGAAGTGGTGCCTGTGTACGTAATTAGTCCACGGATTACACGATATCGGTCCATACCCTTATATTTCTCCTTCTCTTCAGGAGACATTTGGATGGACTGCTCGTATGTAGGCATCCCACACATAAAGCCACCCAGCATATCACGCGCCTCTTCACGCTGATTTTTAATAAGCAGAGACTTGTTTACTAAGCCATCTACATCATCCCAATGCTGGTATTGAATATGGTTACTGAAGGCACGAATACGCACGTTTTCTGTGGCGTATACATGATCCTGACCAGTCTTCAGAAAGAATGCACCCATCGGGGCATCATCTGGTTCATAGTTCATTTTAAGAGTGGGGATTGTCGGTCCCGACTGGGATGCTGCACCAAGTTGTGCTGCGATTTCTTCCATTGTGTAGTGATTTTCTTGTACTGCTAGTTCTGACATAACTAATTCCTCAATAGTGGACTTACATTATACATTAGTTAAGTGCTTCAATCAAGCATATTCCTCTTGATCAAGCCAATTTGTCCCACGACTTATTTCTATTTCTAGAGGAACTACTATGCTGTAATTAAATCGTTTTTCTGCCTCTTCTCCGACCTTCGTCATCGCCTCTGTGAGTATTTCTTTGACGATTTCTTCTTCATCAGGATGAGTATCGACGACGATGCTATCGTGTACCGTGAGTATCAGCTTTGAGATCAGGTCTTTTTCTTTGAATAACCTAAAAGTTCTTATACACGCCAACTGCACTAGGTCTGCACTGAAGCCCTGTACTGGGTAGTTCAGTATCTGCGTAGCCTTGGTCACTCGGTTGTTTCGAGTACGTATGACGTTAGGCCAAAAGTACTGGCGACCAGATGGTGTCTCGACAGTGCCATTCTTCAGCGCACCTGTCATAAGAGATTGGTGCCACGTGTAGATGCCATCGTAGATTTCATAGAAACGGTCAAAGTATGCCTTGATATGCTCTGGTTGACCTGCGCCCGTACCCCCAAACAGCGGCTGGAAGCTAGCCCACTTGTGACCCTGCCTCTCTGCCTTACTCACCTCTTCAGGAGACTTCTGTAGGCAGATACTCGCAGTCTGTCTGTGAATGTCCTTACCCTCGATGATGTCGGCAATGCCCTGCCCATCACGCGACAACTCACACGCCGTTCTAAATTCAAGACCTGAGTAGTCACTTTCTAAAAGCAGACCGTTTTCGAACCGACTTACAAAGCACTTACGTACAGGAAATCCTCTCTTAGGCTGGTTCTGCAAATTTAATGACATACCGCCGCCCGAAGACAGGCGACCAGTAGAGGCGATGCACTGATTAAAGTTTGCGTGGAGAAGACCCGTAGATCGTGTACCTCGTTTGATACCTGCGACGAAACTATCTAGGTAGACAGACACGGCACTCAGGCGAGAAAGTTTCGTGAGAAATTCTACGGCAATATCTTTATTTTTGCGCTCTGCCTGACGTATCAGTGACTGGATAGTCTCCTTATCGGTCTTAAATCCGTTGATACTAGCGTCATAGGGTGAGCTTGGAGATAACTTCAGCCCCGCTACTTCCCCAGTAGATACGTAAATAGCACCTACACCCTTACACGTCTTGCATTTAGTACGGTTCTTGTAGGGGTCACCTTGGATACGATACTTCTTACCATTCTTCTGTCGAGTGATCTGCTTGTATTGCTGAATGGAGCCTACGCCATTACAGTCTCTGCACTTGTGAGCAGTCTTACGGAATACAACTCTAGTAGTTGCGCGAACAGCATCCACAAACTGATTGGTACTCATATAAGGTGGTCTGAGAGGTTTGCCCTCATCGTCTGTGAATATGTTAAACGTCTGTCGGTGTATGTCCTTGTCTATTACTTCACGTGAGTAGATGACTTTGGTCATGTGGACACCGCTGTTAAAGTTTACTGGCTCGTCGCCCATAACCATTTCAGCGATTTCTCTCAGCCGCTTCTCCAGTTCTGCCTTCTCGGCTTCAAACTCCTTTTCCACCTCTAGTAGAGCGTCCATGTCAATCTTCACGCCATTCATTTCTATTTCACATAGAAACATCAGCATCTCATTCATAAATGGGATTACTTTCTTTAGGCTCTGATTGTGTTCACGCTCGAAGATTTCTTGCTGCGCGAGGTATAGCTCCCCAGTGGCTCTGACATCGGCCTCGGCATACTCTATTACCGTATCTAGTGGCATTGCCTCGAAGCCTGTACCACTCTTAAACAACTCATCAATCAGGTCTGATTTCTTGATGCTCTCAGTCTTACGTCTGATGGCACTGTCCTTCAGCGACAGACCTCTGTTCTGCCCCTTGGCTAGTAAGTACTCTGCTATCATCGTGTCGAATACTTGCGCAGGTATGTCGAAGCCCATTTCCTGTAGCCACTCTACATCAAACTTTGCGTTGTGGCAGATAAGCAGGTCAGCTTCTGCGAGGTGTTCTCTTAGTTGATCTATGCCGTCAGGATATGGCTTCTCGTTGTGATACCATACGTCATTATGTACGTCCTCTACTGTCGTGTCAGACAACCAGCCGTAGTGGGCCGATACACATCTGTTATTTGGGTTCTTCGGGCTGTTATCTATGCGCCCTTCTATACGCTCGACGGTGGTCTCTAAGTCTAGTACTAGTTTCTTCAAAAGTCTGGCTCCCCATGCTCGTCAAAGGTAGGCCGTCTATATTCTTGCACTCTCGCGGCTACCTCTTGTGGTTTTTTCTCAGCCATCACACCAAATTGTCGTACCTGTAGTTCAATGTGTGGCGGTAATCTGGCTTCACACTTCATAGCGCGAAGTCTTATGGTCTAGCTGACACATGACTGTGCCATGCCACCCTGAGATTTTATTCTTCATCACCGTAATCCAGCGCGAAGGATCGTCAGGGTTTTCCTTGTCATCCATCTTACCTAAGCCTATTAAGATGTCGCTCTCGGCTACCTTACCCACCTTACTACCTTCCAGCATTGTTGGCGTGAGGCGTGTCTTACCTTCAGCTTCTGCAGATGCTTGTGAAAGACCTATTAAGGCCACGTTATGCTTCTTGGCTAATTCACGTAGGCGGTAGTACAATTCTCTCAGGCGTTCATGCCCAGAGTTAAATGTCTGCGTGAGTGCGATCTTGTCTGCCATATCCACGATTACGACATCAAATTTTTGTTGGCTCAGGAAGGCATCGAGTTGCTGTATATCCCAGCCCTGACTATCTGCGAAGATAAGACGGTCCCTAATAGCTGCATACCGTGCGGCTGCGGCCTGTGGCTCGAAGTTCATCTCCTCTTTGGTCATACCAGTGAACGCTTGCATGGCACGTAGCTTAGTGCGCTTACCCACCTCTTCGTTGGCTATGTAACCAACCTTGGCACCTTGCTGGCAGAAGCCGTCTGGGGCAGCGCATAGGCTAATAGCAAATGCCGTCTTGCCTACATTAGAGTATGCCGCAATGACACCGAACTCTCCGCGCCCAATGCCATACACATTTCTACTCAGGGTCTCGATGTTAAACTTAAATCTATTGTCGTCTGATACAGTAGCTAATAGCTCGTAGATATCGTCTGTGACTATGTAGTCATTAAAGTTATCTGGTAGGTATCCATCTGATACACGGTCCAAAAGAGTATTCAGCTTGTCCATTGCAGAGGCATCACCCTCAGACATTGATATACCTAGCTGGGCAATGTCTAAACCAATGTGCTGCCGCCAGAGTGTCTCGATGACATCACTAGCTACGGCACTGTCTATGTCATCAGCATTGGAAATAGAATTTACTAGGTCTTCAATCTCAGCCGACCACGAACCAGTCGATGTAGGATTTTTAGACTTCCAGTAAGTAAATAGTTCAAGAGGCGTAATGTCCTTCTCAAACTTATCGTGCATCGAGATAATTGTCTCGAATACATCTTTCATAGTCTCGTCGAACAGTGATGCTCGAAGTTTTGCCTTATTTTCCTCATAGAATGAGTGGTTAAGGCAGCTTTTAAGAAGTGATTGGTCCATTCTTCGCTATCCATTAACAATTAATAGAGTGCTATAGTAGACCAATTAGCGAAATAAAAAAAGCCCCAACTTTGCAGAAGGGGCTAATTAGTTTGATTACGTTAGTAGTACTAGTTGGCTCTGAATTTCATTTTACTCAGGTCTACAGAACCAGCCTCGCCTCGGCGTTCTCGAAGCTCACACTGATACGTAATTACCCGTGGGTTCTTTTCACAGTATTCACGTATCAGCTTCTCTAGTGCTTCTTCTTCAGCAGCGGCTTCTCGGAAGCCCCCCTCAATTTCTAGATCGATTATAGCTATTCCTCTAGCTTTCATTATACCATTCCTTTAACTTTAACGTCTGTACTGGTGGCCTAGACGGTGTTTTTGTTAACCCAGTTGTCCTCTGGATAGTGATTGGCAGCTATAAGGAATGAATCGGAGGACCGCTAGGGGGATTCTGTAATGACACCACATAAGTCATCATTTTTATAGGACGCTCTGCCGCCTTAGTACGTGATCTTCTGCGATTTACTCTAGACCTATTACCCCCACAAGTAATAAAGGCCCACGTAAATACGCTACTTACCGTAGTAAATTGTTTATCTGTTCTGTAGTGAGCCATTTAAGGTCTTTCTCAGTTAGTCGCAGCTTTAGGGTCTTATCTTTACTTCTGATTGTATTGAGTGCCTTAGTGTTCGCGTCTTTGTCAAGAACTAAATACCTATTAGTGTAACAACTAATTGACTGCTTTATTGTGGAAGTCAAGTTTGTACCTAGCATTGCCACACCTACGTAGCCGTCTAGTCTACTCACACTACAGGCTGATGGTATGTCTTCTACGAGTACGGCATCAGTTCCCTCACCTACGTGTACACCGCCTTCGATGACACCATAAGTCATCCACTTAGGTCCATAGGGTTTCAGGCATCTACCCACTGCACCTCTATCTGCGTAGAACATTACTCGGTCTTCGGCTGGTGCGTAGCGTACATCTATCCATCCGTTCTGGTAAGCCTCTAGACTATTCACAGACTTCAGGAAGTCGATTGCTGGTTTATGGTTATCTACTGAAGTAGTTATCTCTGGTAATGGTTTAACCTTAGCAGTCGGCTTAGATACTTTTGCTAGATAGTCTTTGGAAGACTGAAGAGAACGTCTACCTTGGTATATGCCTCTTCCATTACAGCTTGCTCTATAACAGAACCACTTTAGTTGACCATCTATTTTAGAGACTGCTAGCTTCTTATAACCACCACAGAAAGGGCATTGGATTACTATAGTATCCCCCTCTCTGATATTAATAGTCTTTACTATTTCTAACTGCTCTAAGTAGGTCATCTCTAGTCCGTTGGTTATACTGCCCCTTCGCAGGGACAGCGTCAGCTTATCGTCAAAAACAATTTAGTCAACATCTAATTAAGTGCTATATTAAAACACTTAAAGTTAACAGGTATTAATGTAAGTATATCATAAGCCATTGATTTTAAACATCATCTGTTAATCAATTGGTCGTAGGTTCGATCCCTACCGCCGGAGCCAACTATTTGATATTATTAGATAAATAACTGTTTGGCTAGTGTAAGTGGCATGGCAGATAGCTTTGTGGCAGTCTGCCATTTTTGCCACTCACGTTATTATTATTTGACCGACTCAATCTCCAGTCTGGATTCTGTTAGTCTGGGATTGTTGATTTCTTTATCAGCCACTGACTTAGTTGTGTTCTTATAGGTGAACACTGCGCCAGTCTTCTTGCATATATATTTGATCTTAGCCATCGGACATCTCTCGAATGTGATCTTCTATGAAGTCATAGACTATTTGCATATCCAGCTTGGCGGCTGCGCAGTAGAGTACCAGCTTCAAGCCTTCCTCTGTCAGTAAGTTTCTGCACTTGTCGTCCATGTGAAACTGATACGTAGCGGAACCGTCTTCGTGTTCTTCTACAGTCTCTACACCAATGATACCTGACTTATCCATTTTCACCTCGCAGTACTGGTCTGATTGATCTAGACATGACACCTGTCTCCAAGCACCACATATTAACGTCACCATCGGCGTTAAAATACTCAGGCATATTCTCATTAGTGCGTATTGCTATCTGACAGGCTTCTGAACTCGGCAGAAGTATATACGTCTGTATATCCCTGCCTTGGATTGCATACTCTACGTAGAGAGCGAAGAAGTATTCCATGTCGCCCCCTTTCGTATGTTATCTTTTTCATCACGATTAGCCTCTTCACGCTCCTTGGCCCTCTGACGCTCTTCAGGGGTCATCTGGTTAATGTGCTTGTTAACCCAGTTTCTACGTATGTCGTCGCGGTCACACTCCTTGTGTCTGTCGTTGTGGATCATCTCCCGCGCAAACGTGTGGCTGATACCAAAGTGTCGTGCCGCCTGAGCAATGCTGATGAAGTCCTGTCCAAATAGACGGCAAGGTCTGCCGCGCTGAATTACTTTTACTGTTCTATGAAATCCCATTAAATTAAGCCTCGTTTCTGATTAGCCATTGTACTCTCTGTCTCACCCTCTAGGGCGTAGATCACTAACATCTGCGGGTTCTTGTGGCCTGTCAGGGCCATCAACTGTCGGTCAGTACACCCTGCCCTACTCGCGTGAGTAGCTCCTGTGCGTCGAAGGTCAGCCATCCACAGTTTGGTATATCGCTGGCTACCGTCATCATTTAACTGACCTACTAGTGGAACCTCTGGCAGTCCGTAGCTATCGGCAGCGGCTCTAAAGAACTTATTGCATCGATCCTGACTGTAGGGTCTCCCAGTATTCTCGTATGCGAATATGTAATCATCAGAGTTACGGTGCTGGTGTAAGTGCAGACGCTGCTTAACAGAGTTAGTTACCTTGATAGACATCTGCTTGCCTGTCTTCTTCTGAGTGAAGTGAGACACGCCTGTCTTGCCGTCGATATTACCCCACCGCATGGTCCTTACGTCAACAGGACGCTGGCAGAACTCGTAGCACATGACCAGCATTGTACCCATACTGTGGTAGCCCATGTCGTCACAGTGCTGCACCATGCCCCATATATGTTCTTCGGGCCACAGAACCTGTCTGTCTGGCAGCTTGGGTAGCTTGACCAAGGCAAAGGGGTTAGACTTTACCTTCCCTGAGCGTAGACCCTCGTTCCAGACTAGCTTGAGAACCTTGAAAGTGTGGTTGGCTTTGTGTGTACTTACGTCAGACTGTATGTGTAGCCACAGTTTTTGTGCGTACTCGTAGTCAACGTCTGACACATTCATTTTAGCAAATGCTGTGTTAGATACGCAGACAGGCAGAACGTGCCGTAGGTGACCCTCATACGATCTCTTAGTAGCAGCAGCCTTGATGTTACCGTAGGCCATAGACGACTTGTAGTGATTGACCAGAGCCTCGACAGAGCGGTTGTCTACGTAGATGTCTTCGTGGTTACCAGCCTTCCAAGCCTCAAACTTACGCTTCCACTCGTAGCCTCTGGCGTTGGCCTCTTGCGGGGTGGTGTAGGTCTCCCGACTGATATCGGGAAACGCCTTCTTTAATTCAGGAGTAGGCCGTAGGTCAAAGACCCTAGT